ACAAGCGATTTGGCCTCGTCAGAAGTTGTTGTTGGTAGACTTAACCATTCTTCTAATTTTGCATTGGCATATGCATCTGCATTTTTATAATTTAATTTATTTAAAAATTGAAATGAAAAAGAACTTTTATTAGAAGTTAAAAAAGAACTTTGCCTTACTATGGAAGATAATAAGTTTAAACTATAAGTTCCAGTTTTTGTATAAAATGTTTCAAATTTAGTCAAACTCTCATAAGCTCTAATCTGCTGAACCTTATATGCAAACAAAGCCTTTGTAGCTCTAAGCAACATTCTCTCTGTTTTTTCCATATATCTTATATCATTTGAAGAGGCAAGTGAAGAGAATGCCTTCTTCTTAATTAAGATTGTAGCTTCTGGCGATGAAGATGTAAAATTTCTAAATTTTGGATTAGAAGACTTTAAAATATTATCCTCTAAATATAAAGATACACCAGTTTCTACAAGTCCTGGTCCAGATATATATACTGGGTTTCCAGTCGAAATATCTTTCCTAACCCTTTGAAGTGTTTGTGCTGTTTTTTTAATTAATTCATTAAAGCTCATAGCAAAATTATACTTATCCAGTAATTAGTTTTCTTCTAGAAAATGACTTATTTACCGATATGTTTTGCTCTTCTAAGAAATTAGACTTTTGTTCTTTTGCACCCAAAAAAGTATCAGAGTTTTCATCTCTATAAAAATTATCATAATCGTTTTGAGACCAAGCCTCCTGTCCATCAACTGGTTCCAATGGAAAGGATAATCTATTGACCCCTGGATACGTACCCTTTGATACCCATGAGCCCTGTGACTTTTCAGTGACACCATTTGCATTTAGTGGGTTTCTATGCCACGGCATAAAATTATTTCTTTCTCCATATTTTCTAGTTACTTTAAAGGAAAAATTATAGTCAAATAATCCTGGAGATTCTCCATTCTCTGTAAAATTAAAGGATGTAAAAAATCCCTTATAAAATACCCCATCATGATACATTTGCACATTTGTTGCAAACGCAGCAAGAGTGGGAATTGATGGAGATAGAGTTGGAGTATAGTCTGATCCACCATTTTGAACCAAATCTGAGTAGACGCCTACCGTAGTTGCTAGGCCATTTATTGTACCAGATATAGCCCCGCCAGTTAGGATGGTATCAGCTATAGATAGTCCCAGAACGGTTTTATTATCTAGACCATTAGACTCCTGGGCCCCAGAGATAGCTTGATCCAAAGCCTCCTGTGCCAACCTTCTATCTCTCTCTTCTAATATTTTTGGAAAGTGTAACTGCTCATGTCTATAGATAGAATATAAGACATTTATTCCCTCAATGCCAGATGAACCAGTTGTTCCATTTACCTCTAATGAGGTTAGTGTTTCACCCCAGTATTGTACAGAGTATCCACCCTTTGTTAGGGTATCTTTTATATTTTTTTGTTCAGTTGTCCTAATTTGAGAAGGGTTAATATAAAGTTTCTTTTTATCCCAATAAACACCATCTGTTTTTTGAGAACTATTTTGCGCACCATTCATCTGAAGTGTTTCATTATTAAATACTGCTGGAAAACCAGATACTGGTGAAACATCTCTTGTTAAAGAGTCCATACTTAATGGAAGGTAAAATATAATTGTTTCTCTTTTTGTTTTCATAATTAAAACAATATTATTACCATAACAATACTATCCACTAACTGGTGCTCCACTGCCTGAGTTTGTACTCTTGCCACTAGATGAACCTGTAGTTAACAGCTTTCTTGCATCATCAGATAGGTCTATTTTAACAACTTGTTGACCAGTAAAAACTTCTTTTAGCGCTGACTTAAAAGACTCTGTTAATGAGCTATATTCTGGATTTCCATCCTTATCAAATCCTTTTGGCTTTTCTGGCTCAATGGTAAGACCAAATTGTTTTGCAGCAGACTCTAAAGCCGCATATAATGCAGCCTTATCTGCTACTGCCTCATCCTTATTGACATTTATTTTTTCAAGTAAATCTTTTGCGTTATCTAAAACTCCACCACCCGCGAGCCTTGTTGCATCTCCTAGTGTTTTTGATAATACCTCTCTAGTATACTCTCCTAGATCTCTAGTGGTTGTAAATAATTGGGCTTCTAAAGATCCTAGTGCAATCTGTACTTTTGCAAACTCATCCATAGTCTTATCTCTGCCCTCTATCTCCCTTGATAATTGATCTGCAAGCTCTTTTTGACCCTGAGTATCTCCCATTGCGGCAGCTTGATCTATCTTTGATAGTAAGTCAAGTACAGCATCTTGAGTTCCAGTATCATTAATTCCATACTGAGATAACATTTGACCTTGCATATAAAACTGTGACTGCAACTCTGGAGATCCAGCAGCCTGCTCTAGGGTTATAATGTTGCCACCAGTCATTGAAGCAATGGTGTCTTTCATTTGCTTTGCCATCTCTATAGCCATGGCACCCTGCTCACCAGACGCCTCTGCCTCTCTAAGGTTCTGTCTCATCTCTATGGAGGTTCCTAGAACACCGCCAGAGGAGACTCCACCGCCTCCTCTTAGCTCGGTAAGGTAAGCAAGCCCATAATTAGATGATAAACCGCCCAATGCTGACACAAGAGAATTTGTGGCATCGGTAGCAACATCAATACCTAATCCTACTTCTTTTACAGTTTTAGAAAAATTTTCTAAAATTGGTCTGCCAAAGTCTACTGTCATTCCCATTTTAGTAAAACTTCTAACGGCCCCATCTAGTGTCTGAGCTACTGTTTCAAAATTGATTCCAGTCTCAGCGGCAATTGCAGAGAATCCAGCCATAGCTTCTGAAGCAGTCTTAACACTCATTCCCTGCTTATTGATAAATGAATCAAAATATTGTGCAGCCCTACCAGCATCAATACCAGCCGCACTTGCCTGTGCTGCTGCCAAAGTATACATATCAAGCTCGCCATATGCTGTAGAAACAGTCTCAGTCAAAATATCCATATTGAGATTGGCGCTTCTTGCCTGTCCTAGGAACTCTTGTAACTCTTTTGTCGATAAATTCATTGATTTAGAAAAGTCAGTTAAAGCTTGCTCTGGAATAGAGTCTGTAAGGCTTCTAGCGGCATCTATACCCATCCCAAAAGACTTTGTAATATCAAACATAGCCTTGTCAGTATCCCTAACAGGCTTTGACCAAGCATCACCTAGAGCCATAAGCTGTTTGTCTACTTCTGAAACAGACTCTATAATTCCACCCGCAGACTTTGCCATAAAATCAAAGGCTGAGCCCAGACCTGCACCAACACCCTGAAGTCCTGGTACGGCTCCAATCAACCCAGATAAAGCCCCTCCTGCCTTGCCAGCAACACTGGCGATAGAACTAGCGGCCTTTGCCATATCGTCAAAACCAGAAGTTCCATTTCTTAGGCCATTTCCAAGAGAGTCAATTGCAGAAGAAAGTGTTCCAAGAGCTCCTGCAGAAGCCTTTACATTATCTGTAAGTTTTGCAGAAGCCTCTGAAGACTGTTGTAAGTTGTTAATAAGAGTTGTTGACATTAAAAGTTATCTCTATTTATTTTTAAAATTCCAGAGAGCTCTTTTGGAAGTCTAACATCTCTAGCACCCTTTCTCTCTATATTATCTGTAGAAACATTAGCAGAAGAGCCCTTTGGAGAATAATCTACTTTTAAGAATTCTTTATTTTTAATCATCTCTTCGAATGCATTATCATCCATAAATCTCTTATCATTCCTGGCATCTCTTGCAGATTTAACTTTACTTACTGCTTCTGGATTAATAAATGAAGCTATATATTCTGAAAACATTAAATTATTTTCAAAATTTTCTTCTAAATCCTTTCCAATCATTAGTCCGTACCATGCTAATTGTGCAAAATTAATTGATTTAATTTTGTCATCATCTATTGGACAACCCCAGTATTTGCATAGGGCCCAGAGGATTCTAGACTCTGGGCCCTCTATTATTTTTTTACTTCTTCAATCTCTATTTTTGAAGATGACTCATCTAATAGTTCTTCATAGTTTTTAAATAATTTATTAACAACTGATAATTGTAAATTTTGAATGACAGATATTTTCTTATCATAAGTATCTAATTTTTCACCATTATCTTCTGCAAGATCTTCTAATGGAATTCCATTAATTTTATCAACGGCAAATGCAACAGAAACAATTTTTGCATTTAAAAGCCTAATATCTTCTGGCATTCTCATTACTTTTGCTACCATATTTTTCTGATCTTCTGCAGTAAGGCTTTTCATTAAAAAGCTACAATCACCACATATAACACTTTTTTCTACTCTTCCTAGAAATATCAAATCCTTTAGACTTTTTAATGTCATTTTCTTCTCTTGTACTTTTTCAGAATTTGTATCTTCTTTTTTGGCATCTAATGAAACTGTGGTTTTTGACATTTAGTAATCTCCAAATTTGATTATACTAAAAAAATAAACCCATCACCAAAAGATGATGGGTTTATTGGGTTATTTCTATTTAAATTAAAAGGCTGCTTTAATAAGACCTGGGAAGTCCAAGCTTCCTCTGTAAGTACCGTAATCTGCAGCTTGCTCAATTGCGTCAATTTGACGACCTTCAGAGCCGAGATCTCTACCTCCACCAACTCCTTGGCTGCTGGCGACTGGAGCGCCATTTCTCTCTGTGCTAATTGACTCTACAGTGATGCTAGCATCTTCTGTAATAGTATAATCATTAACTGTATAAGATCTGCCCAATGAAGCAAACCAGCAGTTATGATAAGTGGTTACAATAGATCCGCCTTCTTCTTCTGTTCCAGTAAATCTATCAATAACTACAATATCAAATGGAATTCTTTGGGCATGAATGTTTCTAAATCCTCTAGCCATTGCTTCTGGCAGGGAGAGGCCATCAAACACAATTCTATTTACTGTCAGCTCTACGGTTGCAGGACTTTGTGGTACAGCCTCTACTGTGCCATCTGTGCCAACCTCGTAGATTCTCTTAATAGACCTTGTCTGTCTCTCTTGAAATGTCTGAATTGCACCAACTGGTTGGTTATTTACATAGACAACAATTTGAGTGCTAAGAGCAGTTCTTGTTTTTGCACCAGTAACTGCTTCAGAGTCAAATAATGTTCCTGTATATGGATAAGATGCCATTTTAATTTACTCCTTAAATTACGCCAACTTCAATGTCAATAAAGACAAAGTTAATTGGATATGCTGGTACAAACTGTAGGAAAATATTGATTTGTCTTGGATCAACTTTGTCTCTAGAGGCTCTAATGTTGCCAAAGCTAGTAATTAAGCCCTGAGAAGCTAAACCTGTCATAATTGTTTTTGTTCTTGCAGATATTAAGCTTAGAGTATCTGGTCCTTGAACTCCACCGATGAAGCCAGCCAAAGACTGTCTTAGTACTTGCTTAACTCTATCTCTAATGAATACGATTGAAATTTCTTCATCTTCAACATATCCAGACTGACTAGTGGTTCTTCCTGCCAATACTTTTCCACCGCCTGGGATTGGCTGAATGACGGTAGCACCCTCTCCACCCAATCTGTCAAGAATTACTGGTCTAAAGATCTTATCTCTAGTGAGGGTAAATCCTTGCAGAACCTTGTTAGTTAGTGGTATTGAAACATTTTGGGTTGCAGAGAGAAGACCAGCGACTGCCGTTGCCATGTAGAATCCTGGGAGTGCTACATTTGTTCCAGAGATGTTTCTGACAATTGAATCTGGGTAAAGATATACTGCTCTTGGAGATGTATAGTTATCGCTTAGCTTGTAATTTGCCAAATCCTCGACATCACCTACCAATACTTCTAGAGGATCGTCGCCTTGAATACCCTCTAGAACTCCTAGATCCTCGACTGCAGCAAGAGATTCGCCTAGGATGTTTGCTGGAGACAAACCTCTTTGGGCACCAATAATTGTCATTCTTTCTTTTCTATTGGCTATGGAGCTCATATTCTCGCAGTGACCAACTGCAGCCTTGAATATTGAGGATACAGTGCTAGATGGTAGTGGCACTATAATCTGTGCATCTGCAGATTCTAATTTCTCAAATGCAGTAAACCAATTTGTATCAAAATAATTTGCATCATTTTGATCTACATAAGTAATTCTGATTCCATCACCCTTCTTGATGGCCCCACTCTTGACGAGGTCTTTGTGAAGAAGTAGTGCTGCACTGACATTTGCAGTATTTGTGGATTTTACAAAGAATTGTATATTAACAAATTTATTTGTAAATGTTAAAGTATTAGATTCGGATCCTACAATAATTGCTTTTGAGTCAGAGGCTACAGAGCTTATAACGACCTCTGCAGATGGATCTACTAGTGTACCATAAAGCTGCTCTGAGATATCAGAGAGGCTTGTATAAATGGTGCCAGATAAATCCTCCATAGATTCTATGACAATTGTTGATCCCTCATGTGATCCATCTAGATCAAGGTAGAGACTAGATATGGATCTAACACCTGAAGCATCTGTCATTACACCATCTTCTGCAGTAAATAATATTTCAGTATCTGTATTAACTACAGTATATGAGAATGGATTATCAGAACTTGTAATAAAATTAAGTTGTTGAGCGTCTGTCTCTAATTGGCTGTTATAAAACTCTACTTTATTTGGGAATATTTGAGTTTCAACACCAGCTCTATTTACAAAGATATTTACTCTAGAATCAGAACTTGGTTTACCAGATCTTAACCCAGCAGTTGGTCTTGGAATGATAAATCTTAGATCTTCAACTCCACAGAGATCATCGCTAATAACCCCAAGGGCATCTAGGCATCCTGTAAATCCACCAATACCTAGTGAATTTACTGGTGACAATAGTTCTGCAGATGTTCTTCTAGGAATTGGAGGCTTACATTGAACTGCCAAAATTCCTGGTGCCCCATTTTCAAAGGCCATTTGAGCGCCAAGTGATAAAGTGTTTTCTTCTGATGGAAGTCCATGTTTTGCAAATAATAGTTCTGCGTCTGTAAAAAATTGTGGATCATTAAGATCTAATTCATAAATATATCTTGCTACAAGATTATCTCCAAAAGCTAGAGATCTAGAGGCAACATCAATATATATTCTATCTCCAACTTCAAATGGTATAGATCCTTCTTGAATACCAGCTAAAATAACCCCATTTGATTCTACTAGGTAGAAGGTTATTCCATCTTGTGCCACTCCAGTTAGCCCGACGCCAACTTGTGATGGAAAGGCTACTGATTCGTCTTCATATTTTTGAACTCTAACTCTATTATTTGCAGTAACTTTCTTAATGATAAATTTACCACCGTCAAAGCTACCTGTTGGGCAGGTCAAGATGATCTTTCCAACGTCTGCTCCTGTAAAGTTTCCTGTAGCAACATCATCTATAAATAAATTTGTTGCCTTAATCTCCCAGTCTCTTGCAGCACCAACTCCACCTAGTGAATCAGTTGCAAGAGTAACAGTGGTTACATCTGTACCAGAATCATAAGAAATATCACTTATCTCTACTGATGTATAGCCATCAACGCATAGATAATCTCCTGGCAAGGCCTGTCCTTGTGCTACAAGATTTCCAGAGAATGTAAATATATTTGTTGTATCTAGAGTTTCTCCACCATCAGACTCGGGTGTTCCTAATCCAAACTCAGAAGATGAGGCAACTGTATAGCCATCAGTACATGGATCAATGTTGCCAGAGATGGCTCCAGAGGAACTAGTAAAGAATGTACTGTGAAAGAATATTGGATTTCCACCAGCATCATAGGTTTGTCCTGATTTATCTCCAATTACTGAAAATGTTGCTTTTCCTGGTATTGGTGATCCAGTAGAATCTCTAACAACAGAAACACACTTTAGGGTCCATCTTTCCGCTGGAGCACTAGAATCTAATACATCTAAAGATTTGCAAGAATCTGGGGTTACAGGAATTATGCCATTTCCAATGTTTAAAGAGCTAGCAGAATATCCTTTTCCATTTTGATCCTTAATTGATGGTGACTGCAATTCAATGCATCCAGTTTCTATATCAATTCTAAAATCATATTTAGAATCAAATCCAGCTTCATCTATTTCATCTTCTACGCCATATAATTGTGTTCCATTTAAAATTAACTCTGTTCTTCCTGAAACAACTGGATAGTTTCTAAGTCTAAAAAATCTTCCATCTCCAGCACCAGTTGGAGAGCAAGATGACGCTCCATCTTGTCCAGAGCCAGCAGCAGACTCTACAATTACCTCTTCCTTAATACCTTCGCCCATAATTGCAGCAATTCTTAGACCGCCAGGTATACTAGCTGCCTTAGAAACAACACGATCTCTTGCAAATGCGCCAGGTTGAATATATCCTGATATACCTGGAATGTTAGCCATCAAATCCTCCGATACTTTACACCAAAATTTTTATTATTAGTAGTTATAATTATTTGTAATATTATTAAACAATTTGTGTTATCTCTAATATATCTTCATATTTAGTAGTTAACTCTTGTGACGTTTTAATATTTCCTGGAACTTGGTGTAAGGTTGGTTCAATTCTAAAAACTATTTTCTCTACCAAGTTATCTATTGGGATCTCTGCTCTCCACTCAGACATTGTTCCTAATGTAATATTAGTACTATATACATAATCATTAGCATATGGCTCTGCATTTTCTCCACTAATATTTAGACTATTAATAAATAGTCCAGCCGCCCTCAGCTGGTGCCATAGTGAAAATTGTAAAGCTAAAGATGTAATGTCTACTAGCTCATTTAATTCAGCCAAACTTTCTGAATAAATTGCAACATCAAAATTTAAATTCCACTTACCAGTATATACCCTATGAGTTGGGGTAGAGATAACTCTTCTAGCACCAAATTCATTTTCTATAACGTCTGATCTATACTTCAGGGTCATATCCTGATTAAAAGAATTTGGCTTATAAGAACCGCCATTTGATTTTATAATTATTGCTGGATAAAATTTTGTCTCATATCTATATCCATCACTAATTAATATTTTTGTTGTATCTGGCGAATCAATAGTTTTATCTGTTAAATCTGGTGTTAACGGATAGCCATACTCATCATCTCTATATGTATAAACAGAATCACTTCTAAATATTTTTCTAAGACCATCAATTAATAAATATTTTGGATGAACAATGGCAGTCTGTTGTATGATATTATGATCATGAAAATAACTAGAATAAACAATATGATCAGCATTAAGTCCCAGACCTGGAAGATTTATCTGATCTATCATTATTTCCCTTTTCTCCTCTATACTGTATTGGTAAATACTTGTTGTCTTCTATTGCAGAAAGATTATCTAAACAACTTTTTATGTAGAAAATAAATTTATCTAATTTATCTCTATCTAGCATATCTTTCTGTGATATTGAAAATTCACAGGTAAAATTTATTTCAGCAATTAAATCATTTTTATTAGTATTTATATTTCCAGAAATAATATTAACTGCATTAGAATCTTTTATTACTAAAGGATTTTTATTTAAATTTTCCTTGACAAATTTAACGATATTATTGCTAGTTTTTTGCGCCTCTTCTTCAAGAAGATTATTAGATTTAATAGAAACTGAAAACATTATTTCACCTCATATTCTTTTACATTTTTTGGTATTTCAATCTCTTTATTAATTGGCTTAAACTTACTATGAATATACTCTATATTAAATCTTCCAGATGGAAGTCTGGACTCCCAATATCCATCAGCATTAGATTTGTTACTTTTTACTAGTTTATTATTTGTATCAAATATATTGATAACAACATCTGTTACTGGCTGCCTCATTTTATTCATGATATATCCATAAACTCTTGTGGGGCCCAAAAGAAGCCTATCTGGCTCTTTTGCTGGAGATAGATCACCAGACTCTAAAGATGGATTCTGAAAGGGCTGAGCAGTTGTAGAGGCAGTTGGCATGCCCTTTTGCTGTTCACTTGCTACATTTTTATTTAATTTTGTAACTTTATTATTTAATATCTTAATATTATCATCAATAATTTGAATTCTTTTATCCAAAGAATCTATTTTTTCCAAGATTTGATAAATAGCATCTATAGCAGAAATTTCTTTTTCCATTTTGCACCACCTTTACTTTAGTCAGATAGTGTATTTGCAGCAACAGAAATATCAACCATAGATAGTGTTACGGATGACATTGTAGGAAAATTAAAACCAGACATTGAATAGTTGATTGATGTATTGAATATTGCATATCCACCACCACTGACCTGCAGAGAGTTTGGAGAGGCCTTTTTTATTATATTGTTCGATAAAGTACAATTGCTTATAGTATAAGATCCAGGTTTTGATATTACAGCGCCAACAGTAGTCCAGCCGCTACCCATATATTTGAAGCCACAACTAGAAATAACCAATCCTCCATAATATTGCGGTGCTGTTCCAAGGGAATCGGAAGCAAGCCCTATAGCAATTGGCAGCATTTGTCTGGTGGAATTTAGAGATCCACTTGTATTTGATGAACTCTCAAGCATAGAGGACGATCCATCAAATATGATATTATCAAACTTAAAAAGCTTAACATCATCTACAGACAAAAGACCTTGAGATATTAAAAAGAAAAAGTTAAAATTAGAATCACTTGCTGTTGAGAAATTATTGGAGTATTTGCAAGTTAGATTTGAAACTCTAATACCATAATTAAAATTGGATGATTGATTTGCAGTAGAGTTATCAGGAGATCCAATAAAAAACATAGCAGAAGAATAGTGGCTTAGCAGCAACTCTTCACTAGAGTCATTTGAAAGTAAACCATCTCCCTGTACTAAAACCGTAGATGGTCCAGATCCAGATATTTGAATATCAAAATCTAAAATAATTGTCTCGTCAATTTCATAAGTTCCATTTTTGATCAATATAGATGGTATAGAATTTGATAAGTTAAACATCTTATAATATCTAGCATAATTAACTGCATCTGATATAGATGTAAAATGCCCAGCATCTTTTTCTTCTGCTACAATTATTTGCTCTATTTTTTTATCAAGAATTGCTATATTTTTTTTCAAATTAATAAGACTAGTATTTCCTGATAAATCAACAAGTATATATCCTATATAAGTTATTTTTTCTCCAAAAAACGGAGAAATTGTACCACTTGCAACTGGGTCTAGTATTTCAGCTCCAATCTTTAGACACCCATATTTATCAAATCCTACAAAAAAATTAGTTCCTCCGTGACTTACTGGGATATCTATTCCACCTGAAAACTTGTATCTTATACCACTATTATAATAAAACCCAGGATTGATAGAAATTGAGCATGTTGTTGCAGTCTGATTGGATATTGAAAGATCTAGACCTGAAACTATACCATCGCCCCTTAATTCTGATCTTGGTCCAGAGATATATTTTTCAATAATTGATGGTGATATATTTGTCTCATTGATAGTTCCGCTTGGTCTCTTATCTAGTACAACTGGAACTCCAATATCTGATTCTCCAATAACAAATCCAAAATAAGTAGAATAAATACATCTTGATAAATGTATTAGGTTAAAAGGTAGTTCTTCAAACCCATTGATAGTCAATGATGTACTAGATGTAAGTGGCGGAGACCCTATCGTTTGTATTCTGTAAAAACTAGAACCACTAGGAGATCTAATTGTATATTCTCCTGAAGAATATAGTTGATCACCACTAGAAGTGTTGGTTCCATCAAATACCGTTGCAAGCCCAGAAGATGATATAGATAATGTATCTGTTTGATTTACTAAATAATTTTTAGATATATCAAATAATATTCCATTAAATAATCCACTTTGTAGTGATCCCTCAATAGAGGCTCTAATGTGGTACCCATAGTCAAAATTTTCTGTCATAAAGATATCTAATAAAATTGAACCTTCTGGTCCAACAATTTCTGAAAATTCTAGCTCTTCTAAAGATATTGTTCCCTTATAAATAAAGACTCTTTTATCAGAAGATATATCATTTAAAAAAGTTGTTCCATGATCATCTAAAAATATTGTATTTCCAGAAATAGATTGTATTCTAAATAAACCATTATCTTCAATATAACATAAATTTCCAACCTTTATACCATCAGTTAGTGGATCTATGGCATCAAATACAATATTATTTGTACCCACAATTAACTGCAAATCTGATCCTAAATATGTTATAATGCTATTGTTATCAGATAGGGTATTTCCATTTATTAAGATAGAATTGCCATAGCTTCCATAAACTTCTTCGCCAATTAAATAATCAACTCCAAACTCAAATGATGCGTCATTAGAAGATGCTGTTATAATTTTAAGATATCTATTTACAGAAGAATCAATCCAGCTTGGGAGAACATGTGATATTGCTATCTCATAACAAGATGTTGATTTATATTTATAGGCAAATATTGGCAGCTTATTATCTGCACAGTATTCATTAATATTTAATATTATTTCATCTAAAGTATTTGATACACCTCTTGATAAATTATACAATGGTATATCATATGCTATTCCATCAATTTCTATGCCCAAATTTGATGTAGAAGAATTTATTTTTTCTACAAAAATATTTTTCGTAATAATTGTGGCAGCATTTGGATGGGCAACAATTATATCTGGTGTATTAGTCCTGCTATATCTTGGCCTTACAGTTGTGTTGTAAGCATTTAAATTTGAATATTGATATGGATTTTTTAAAATTCTAATTTGAGAATTTACACCACTATCATTTTTTGTACCGCCTAAAATCGTAATAGATGATAGATTTCCAGCAACTAGTTCAAAATCTAAAACTAAATATTTTCTATCATCTTCTTCATTTATATTTGATGTAAGCTCAATTAAATCAAATTTTTCAATATCATATATAGGCTCTGCTGGCGTTGATAATAGTATTATCTGAGTTGTTGCTGATGATGCCGTATAATTAACATCTGTATAATCTAATTTTAACTTTCCATCTATATTATTTACAACATCAGAATATTTTGCATTCCTTACTATTCCATTGGAATTTGTATAAAATAAATTTGTTTTTAAAGCCTCTGTTTTTTTATTTGCCAAGACTTCTATAGCAGACTGCACATTGTTTGTTTGAATTAAATCAGCAACAGATGCATTATTAAAATATAATTGTGAGGCACTATGAGAATTGTTTGCTTGAGATGCCTCACCAGAAAATCCCAAATGATTGTTATATAAATCAGATAAAACCTCAGAAAGACTTCCGCCATCAAAACCGTTTGAGGCGGTATCTGAAGCTACAATTTCAATTTTTTGAACAGAAATATTATCAGATGTATGTCTAGATTTTGCTAATGAATTTACGTGAGATGATAATTTAGAGGATACTTCTTCTATTAAAAAAATAAATTTTTCTAGCTCTGTTCTTAATAATGAAACTTCTGTTTGAAGCAATTTTGTAGGAAAGTCTAATTTTAATTTTGACTCTTGTATAGCTGCTGTTTTTGCAATATTTTCATCAATAATTGAACCATAAATAACCCCTGCCTTATCTAGAGCTTCTTTTTTTATATTTCCTGTTATATCTAAAGAATATGAAATTCTTTCAGCAACAGATGAAGTTCCATTTGGATTTATACCAAGAGTTTTTTCTATTTGAATGATAGCATCTCTTAATGAGTTTAATAAATCTGCATTTATTTCAGTAACATTATTTCTAACTATTGGTAATTCTATTGAAGAATCTATTTTATTTGGATAAGATGATTTTGACATATTCCTTCCATTAGCCGCAGTGATAAGTGCATCCAACAAATGCTGCTATATATTTTTTATTATTAAATAATACTTCTTTTGTAATTTGATTTTTTAAATTATTAAAATCACAATCTTGGGTTATCTTTGCAACAGTATAATTTCTAAGTATATCATCCTCCTGCTTCATTCCATACCCAGGAACATCTGATGTAGTTATGTAGTCTCCATTCTCTAGGCTTCCGCCCTGATCTATGACCCATACGCCGCCCTCTCCAAGGGAGTTTACAACGACTCTTGTGTCGTCTTTTGTAGGACTCTTAGCAGATACGCTAACAAATATGCCCATCTGATACTCTCTTGATGTTTTTTCTATATCTTCTGCATCAGAAATAACTCCAAAAATACTTTTTTGTTTAGAGCAATTAGATAATTTTATAACAGGAAGTGATTCATTAATTGTTGGTTTATTTTTTTCTTCAATTGTATTTAAATATTTGCCAGAAGAAACAACTATTAATCCTATCATATTTTTATAATCTTGAATAGTATCTAGTTCATCAACGCAACATTTATGCTGACCTGTAAAATTTAATTGACCATTTGAACCAGTATTGTTTAAAAATCCTAATACTGTATTATTCCAAGCGAATTGAAAGTTATCACCAGTTACATAGTAAAGATCCCAGTAATCTGTAGATGCAGCAGATTCAAATCTAATTCCAGGTCCAACGGTATATGTTGTAGAGTCTGTTAGTTGTTTTATATGTATTGCAGATTCTGGATTACTAGCAGCCCCAACCATTACTCCCAATCCAATCTTAGCATATATTGAGGAGCTAATATTAACAGCAGTCATGGCAAGAGTAGAAATGCTATTAGAATAAACAGTATTCCAACGTCTAGAAGAGCTTCCAAGTTCATATGTACCTGTTATGCTAGGAATTATATTTGATGATATAAAACTAAATGATACATTTGATGTAAAGCTAGATGAGCTATTTATTGTCAGTGAATTTAAAGAACTAGATCCAATTGTTAGATTTCCAAGAATACTAGAAGTGCCACCATTTGCTATATTTACATCCCTTGCATAGATAGACTTCCAAAGCATACTTGATGATCCTAGATCATATAAGATCGATGCATTTGGGATTATATTTTGAGCATAAATATTGTCATTAAAAGTAACAATATCATTAAAGTCAGTAGCATTATTGAAAATGCTTAAAGAATTAGAAGTAAATGTACCAGGAGAATTAATTTCTATATCACCATATGTTTTCAAATCTTCTACAACTATGTTATTGGTAACAAGTGTATTTTTATTAAAAAATAATAATCCAGTTTCTGTGCAAATTAAATAATCATAAATACTAGATTTTGATGATGAGTTAGCGGAAATATTTAATTTTAAAGTATTTGACTCTCTATATGTATTCAAAAATTTTATTAAAAATGAAATTGCAGTATTATTTATTTTTTCATTTTGAGAATAAAAATAATTATTTTGTATTAATACATTTAAAAAATACCCAGGATCTGTAAGATCTATATAACAAGTATCAAATGTACAAGAATGTATATCTATATTTCCAATATAATCGTTTATTGACCCAGAATTTCTTAATAACTTTATAGCATATCCATTATTAAAATAATTTGTACTTGTAAAAACTGAAGTATCAAAAATTAAATTTGACCAATCAAAATATATATCTTTTATTTTTAATTTAAAAAAGTTTACATTATAACTTATATAATTTGTAACTTTTGGATCAATATAGAGTATTGTTGAATTTTTTAATTTAAAATTACTTAATGTAATATTTCCATCATTAATGGTATCAGATGAAAAATCTGGATAGCTTGTGCTGCCAGGTCCATTTACAATAATGTATCCTCTATTTATACTACTTGTTGATCTATCATCATTTTCTATTGAATAATCAGAATATCCTGTAATTATATCCACAACAGTAGAATCACCTTCTCCAGTTATTTTAACTGGAAAATCTAAGTATATTCCGTATTTATCATAATATTTTATTAAATCTGCATTTGTTTTCGCAGCAAAATCCAAGGGAATATCAACTTCAACTCTATGAGTTCCAGCTTTTAAAATTATCTCTGGAACTCCAGCACTAGGGTATAGTTGCGAAAATCTTTTTGCATATTTTATGGCGCTATTTATAGATGTAAAGTGCCCCATTCCATCTACTGGACTTACCGTAACTGAATTTAATAATTTTAAATCTAAATCATTAATTAATAATCTTTGATCTATAATTTGAGTTATAGAAGAATTATATTCAATTGTTCCTAAAATTATATTATCAGAGCTATTTATATAAAAATTACATGTTGCAGAATCTGCTGAATCTGCAAAAATAATTCCATCACTATTTATAAATAAAATTATTTTATCAAATGATGTTGATAAGATTCCTGTATTATATTGTGTTTTTGCACCAAATTCAAATCTTTTTCCAGAAATGTATGCAGTGCCTGGAGCAATATCTACTAGATATTTTAAGTCTGTAGAGAAATTTACACTTAATATCTCAAGACCATACACAACGCCAGACGATCTAGTTTCTTTCATTGGTAAGATTTGAAGATCTTTTATGGCATTAGATCCAATATCTTTTATCTTTATATTTCCTGTATCTTTTTTATCATAAACATATGGTAATCTAAAGCTAGATCCTTCTATTCTTCCATTTGCAGAAGAATAAGAAATATTGCCAATTAACAATACATCTTCATATTTTGGTTTAGCATAAATATAAATATTTGATGAAAAATTATCTTCAGTTAATCCTGAAATATAATTTTCTATGTTATCAGAATTATAAATAATTATTTTTATAAAAGTATTATATTTTTTGCTAAAAATATCTAAATAAGTATTTTTATAATTTGTTATTTTTTTCTTATCTAATTCATCAAGATAACAATATAGGTCTGATCCAATAACTTTAAATGTAATTTGTTCAGATACATCAATATTAGTTTGCCTACAATCTACAATTGAATATAAAGAATTACTGGAATAAAAAATATTTTGATATTCTAATATTGTTCTGTAAACAAAATTATAATTTTTATCTAATAATAATTCAAATAAAGATCCATTTGGAGCTCCATCAGTTTCTATAAAATTATATTCTTCAAAAGAAATTGTATTTCTTAAAATATTAAAATTTGTTGTTAAAGAACTATTAGATAGCCAAACCCCGCTAGAAAGTTGGTTAGTATTTACGTATATTTTTGAAGATGTAACATTAATAACAAAATAGCTTCCATCGTCCTGTTCAGAACCAGAGATATTTATAATATCTCCTTTTTTAATTTGGTAATCTGTAAAGTTTGCACCAGAAATAGCATTTGAGCCAGAATCAAGGGTTAATCCTGATAAGTCCAAAACTTTTTGAAATCCAGAGTTAACATAACCATTTATTAAATAATAGCCTCCACTATTTCCATATACAGATATATTGTTCCAGGACGATAAACCTAGTCTTTCTAGGGAATCAGTAGATGATGTTATTTTTATATATTTATCATTTCCATAAAAATTAGATACAATTGCTAATTCATATTGTTGAGTTTTTTTATGAAAAACTTTATAGGCAGCAGCTGCAGCACCCTGCTCTAATAGTGATTCATTTATAGCAGAAATTATAGACTCTATTGTTTGAAAAGAATAAGATGTATTATGGCATTCTACAATATAAGATTTTCCATCAATTTCTAGTGTAAATTGAGCGCCACTTTGAATAGAATTTGCTGTGAATCCACTAGAAATAACACCAGGTGAATCTGGATTTGCAATCTGAACTATATTAGATGAAGATAAATTTGGATATTCCAATACAGTTGCCGACAATCCCCAACTAGGCACCTCGTTCTTTTCTACTTTATATATAGAAGCAGTATTTGTTCCAGTAGAATTTTCAGAGATTGAACCAAAAATAATAATTTTTGAGACCTCATTAAAAGAATTATAAACTACATCAGATATAGTATAACTTACAGAACCGCTGGATAAAGTTATTACTATAATATCAGATGGTTCTATATTGTAGATTTCTTGTGGTGTAGATAAGATAATATCTGTTTTTCTTGTAGAATCATTATATGATGAGGCTGTAAAATTTATAAAAATATCAGATACTAGAGCAGTATCTGTTGATA